TAGTGAACAAGAATTAGTAGATACGTTTGGAAAACCAGACTCAAATAACTTTGAGTATTTTTTCAGCGCTGCGAACTTCTTACAATACTCTAACGCTTTAAGAGTAGTACGAGCTACCCAAACATCATTGACGAATGCAAACGCAGGAGGATCATCTGTGTTGGTAAAAAATAATGATGACTATGAAAATAACTATGCTTCTGGACAAGGAAACGTTGGAACGTTTGCTGCTAGAACAGCTGGAACTTGGGGTAACAATTTACTTGTTGCAACTTGTCCATCTGCTAACGCATATCAACAAACATTAACAACATCACAACAAGTAGATGACGCTTCAATAGCTGTCGGAGACACTTCTGTAAGTGTTGATTCAGATGCTACAACTTACTTAAACGTAGGTGATATTATCGAGTTTTCAACTACAGGAGCTGGAACTGACTTTGATGACGGCGATCAATATAGAGTAACTGCTGTTGCTTCAACATCTATTTCATTTGTACAACACCCTAGAGGTGCTGGCGGATTAAAAAGAGCTGTTGCTGATGATGCAAGAATAAAAAGAAGATGGAGATATTATGACGCTGTTGATGGCGCTCCAGGAACATCAACTTGGACTTCAACAAGATCAGGTTCAGGTGATGAAATCCACGTAGTCGTAGTTGACGAAGACGGTGGAATATCTGGTACACCAGGCGAAGTAATTGAATCATTTTCTAAATTATCAAAAGCGGCTGACGCAAAAACTCCACAAGGAGACACTAACTACTATCCAACTGTAATTAAAAACAAATCAAATTACATTTACTGGATGGATCACCAAACATCAGATAACACAGGTTGGGGTTCAAACGCAAGCGGAACATCTTTTGCTGCTGCTGCAACTCCTATTTCTGTATCATTATCTGGTGGTGCTGACGGTTCAACTGTAACTGATGGTCAACTAAAATCGGCGTATGAGAAATTCCAAGACGCTGAAACTGTTGACGTAGGTTTAATCATTGCTGGTCCTAGCGGAAGTTCAACTCACGTTGACAACTTAATCACAATTGCTGAAAATAGAAAAGACGCAATCGTGTTCGCTTCACCACAAAGAGCAGACGTAGTTAATATCACTAACTCAAATACACAAACAACTAACGTTATTGATTTCTTTGATAACATTAGATCATCAAGTTATGTTGTGTTTGATAGTGGTTACAAATATTGTTACGATAGATATTCTGACGTATACAGATTTGTTCCATTAAATGGTGATGTTGCGGGTCTAGCGGCTAGAACAGACTTAATTGCTGACGCATGGTACTCACCTGCTGGTTTCAACAGAGGTATCGTAAGAGGAGCAGTTAAACTAGCTTACAATCCAACTAAAGCACAAAGAGATCAACTATATCCAAAGAGAGTTAACCCAGTGGCTACTTTCCCAGGACAAGGTACAATTCTTTTTGGTGACAAAACTGGATTAAGCTCACCATCTGCGTTTGACAGAATCAATGTAAGAAGATTGTTTATCGTTTTAGAAAAAGCAATTTCTACAGCTTCTAAATTCCAACTTTTTGAGTTCAATGATGAATTTACAAGAGCGAACTTTAGAAACATTGTAGAGCCTTTCTTACGTGAAGTTCAAGGTAGACGTGGTATCACAGACTTTTTAGTAGTATGTGATGAAACTAACAACACAGGCGAAGTAATTGATAGAAATGAATTTATTGCTGAGATTTTTGTTAAACCAGCAAGAAGTATCAACTTTATCACATTATCTTTTGTCGCAACCAGAACTGGCGTTTCTTTTGAAGAAGTCGCAGGCGGTTAATAGTAGAGGAGAATAAAAAATGGCAAACATTAATGACTTCAAAGCTAAACTTGCAGGCGGTGGCGCAAGAGCCAACCAGTTTAAGGTAACAATGCCTTTTCCTGGTTACGCACAAGTTGGTGGCGAAATAGAAGACCTAGCGTTTTTATGTCGAGGTGCAGCAATTCCTGCGATGACGGTGGCAAATATAAATGTCAACTTCAGAGGAAGAGCTGTTAAGATTGCTGGAGATAGAGAAATCCCTAATTGGACTATCACAGTATTAAATGATACAAACTTTAAATTAAGAAATGCTTTCGAAAGATGGCAGAATGGTATCAACAATATGACAGACAATGAAGGATTAACAAATCCTGTTGACTATCAAGTTGATGCGTTTGTAGATCATTTAGATAGAAACGGTAATACAATTAAATCATATACTTTGAGAGGTGCATACCCAGTAAGTTTAAGTGAAATCGCTTTGGACTTTGATGAAAAGACTGAAGTAGAAACTTTTACTGTTGAGTTTGCTTACCAATACTTTGAAAGTAATACTACAACTTAATATTTGATTAGAGGGGCTTCGGCCCCTCTTTTTAATCTCATATAAGTATTAGTACAAAGGAGATACATAATGGCAGAATTATTCGGCTTTTCGATAACGAAATTAAAGAAACAAGCTGATCCAAAACAAAGTTTCACAACAGCTCAAGCTGATGACGGTACACAAACGGTTGCCGCTGGAGGTTATTTTGGTTCATACTTGGATATGGAAGGTACTGCGAAAACAGAGCAGGACCTAATTCGTAGATATAGAGAAATAGCTTTACACCCTGAATGCGATATGGCAATCGAAGATATTGTCAACGAAGCAATTGTCGCTAATGAATTGAAAGACGCAGTAAGAGTTAATCTTACAGATTTACCTTACGGGAAAGACGTAAGAAGAAAAATAGAAGACGAATTTAAAGAAGTATTAAAATTATTAAACTTTAATACAAAAGGCCACGACATCTTTAGAAGATGGTACGTTGATGGCCGTATCTACTATCACAAGATAATTGATAGAGAAAGTCCTAAAAAAGGAATTACAGAACTAAAATATATCGATCCTCGTAAAGTTAAAAAGATAAGAGAGATTAGAAAGAAAAGACCTGATGTACCTAGTCCATCAGCGTTAAATCATTTAGCTGTTGTAGATGAATATGTTGAATACTTTTTATACAATGAAAGAGGTTTATCAGGAACAACAGGAACAGCTGGACTTAAAATAGCGCCAGATACAATTGCATTCTGCGCATCTGGTTTAATAGATCAAAATAAAAATATGGTCTTGTCTTATTTACATAAGGCAATCAAACCTGTCAATCAATTAAGAATGATTGAAGACGCAGCAGTAATCTATCGTATCGCAAGAGCGCCTGAAAGAAGAATCTTTAAAATAGATGTTGGTAATTTACCTAAAGTAAAAGCTGAACAATATTTAAGAGATGTTATGGCAAGATATAGAAACAAACTTGTCTATGATGCGAATACAGGAGAAATAAGAGATGACAGAAATTATATGTCAATGTTGGAAGACTTCTGGTTACCAAGTAGAGAGGGTGGAAGAGGTACTGATATTTCTACTTTGCCTGGCGGTCAAAATTTAGGTGAGATCACAGATATAGAATATTTTAGAGCGAAGTTATATCGTTCTTTAAATGTTCCTACAAGTAGATTAGAAGCAAGTCAAGGATTTAACCTTGGAAGAGCTTCAGAAATTACTAGAGATGAATTAAAATTTACTAAATTTGTTCAAAGATTAAGAAAGAAATTTACTGAACTATTTAATGATATTTTAAGAACTCAATTAGTATTAAAGGGAGTTATCGCAGAAGAAGATTGGATTTCTGTGAGAGATTGCCTACAATATGATTTCTTACAAGATGGACACTTTGCGGAATTAAAACAAACTGAATTGATGAGAGAAAGATTAGCTCTTGCCAATGAGATGAGAGATTACATTGGTAAATTCTTTTCAGTTAGTTATGTAAGAAAGAATATCTTAAAACAAAACGATAGAGAAATGGAAGAAATGGATAGCCAAATTAAGAAAGAAATTAAAGATGGTATTATTCAGGACCCTATGGCTCAAGTTACAAACAATGATGATAATATAGGATAAGGAGTAAACAATGAGTGACGAAGTAAAAAATTTTATAGACAAAATAGCTGATGGCGATAACGCTTCTGCGGGTGATGCATTTAAAGATGCGTTAAGAGTAAAAGTAGGAGATGCGTTAGATAACCATAGAAAAGATGTAGCGGCAAGTATGTTTAACGCTACAGATGCTACTGCCTTTAGTGATCCAAAACCAGTGATTGCTGATCCAGGAACATTTAATCCAGACGGAAGTGTAGCACCAACAACTGACGCAACAGCTGATGTAAGCCAGGATACTACAAATGCAGGTGAGTAGAATTATTAAAGAAAAACGTATTATTGATTCTAAAAGTTTTCAGGAGTTATCTCCTTTAATGAAAGAAGCAATTAATGATGTGTTTATCTTAATAGAAAAAGAAACTGGTAGTATTATTGATAGATTTGAAAATGCTGTATCAAAAGTAGCGGAGTTTCATAATATTAATGTAGAAAAATTTAATGAATATTTTGAAAAAGAAACAATAGAACAATTAGGAGAAAAATAAAATGGCATATCAAGGCTCATTTAAATTAAAAGGAAGCTCAACATCTGCTGGTGCTGTTATTTCAGCAAGCAACTTTGGTAGAGCACACTTTGTTAGAGTACAAACACAGGCTGCTGCTAATACTGTTACTGTTAAAGAAGGTTCAGATGTTATCGGAACAATGATATTAGTAACTGCTGGAGATAGTGTTATAATTGAAAAAGATGAAGCACATACAATTGAAACAACAGGTAATGCTGTAGGTTCAGCTATTTCATCACCGAGATAATGACTATATCAACTACAAAGTTAGTTGATAATGATTTCCATATTATTGTCAACTCAAATGGTATTGGAAGTGAAGTAGAACAAACTTTGGTTGACGTTGTAAATTCAAACAACGCTTCAAGTGAACCAAAAGTATCCATAGCGAATATCGTTTATGAGATACAAGGTACAGGAAATTTAACTGTGTTCTTTAAAAATGACACAGAAAAAAGTGTGGTTTTATCTGGTAGAGGTAACTACGGATTAAAACCAAATGAAGAAAAAATAAAAGACGTAATAGGAGATATATTACTTACAAGTGATTCTAATGTAACAAAATATAATGTTGTAATAGAAACACATAAAGAATCAGGATACAACTAATGGCAGATACAGTAACATCACAAACTATCGCTGACACATCTGGTGTAAAATTTGTAACTAAACTTACAAACTTTTCAGATGGTACAGGCGAAACTTTAATCAAAAAAGTTGACGCTTCAGAACTTACTTTTATGACTGAAGATGGTAATAGAAAAATATCAAAGATTTGGTATTCTATAAACACAAATAATAACAAGGCTGGAATAGAATTAATATGGGATGGCGCAACAAATGCGACTGCTTTATTCTTATCTGGTAACGGTTATTGGGATTTAAGAGCCGCTGGAAACGAGATAGCGAACAACGCTACGACACCTACAGGAGATGTTTTACTATCTACAAAAAACTTTGTAAGTGGCGATAATTATACAATTATAGTAGAGTTTAGGTAAAAAAGTTTATAAATATTACAAAAGAGAGAGAATTTATGAAACTAATTTCAGAAGAAGTTACATCAGCCGAATATCTTATTGAAGAAAAAAACGGCAAAAAAGAATACAAAATCAAAGGTGTATTCTTACAATCAAATATCAAAAATAGAAATGGAAGAGTCTATCCTAGAGAAATCCTAGTTAGAGAAGTGAACAGATATACAAAAGAATTTATCAATAAAAATAGAGCATTTGGTGAGTTAGGGCATCCTGACGGACCAACTGTTAACCTCGAAAGAGTGTGTCATATGGTGAAATCATTAACACCAGACGGCGATAATTTTATTGGTGAAGCGAAAATAATGGATACACCATACGGGAAGATTGTAAAAGGTCTTATAGATGAGGGAGCACAATTGGGTGTTTCTAGTCGAGGTATGGGTTCTATTATGAATAGAAACGGAATTAACTATGTAAAAGACGACTTTTATCTTGCCACAGCGGCAGATATCGTTGCAGATCCATCTGCTCCTGACGCCTTTGTAGAAGGTATTATGGAGAGTAGAGAGTGGGTTTGGGACAATGGCGTACTTAAACAAGTTGATATTGAATCTTGGAAAAAACAAATCCAAGAGGCGAAAAGAACAGTTTTAGAAGAAAAGAAACTAAAAGTGTTTGAATCGTTTCTTACAAAACTGTAATCTTATAAATATCCAATACAAAGGAAATTTATAAACGTTTATAAAATAAAAAGGAGATTTCTAATGGCCGAAACAGAAAAGAAAATTGAGGCGATAGAAGCACAGGTTGAGAAAGAAGTAGTGGAAGCTACTGCTAACCCTCAAGCTGACGCTCCTAAAAAGAATGCTGTTGCGGCTGAGCCAACTCATCTGAAAAATGATGCAGAAGATTTAGGCGCAGCTGTTGTTAAACCAACAGACAGCAATCCTGACGCCACAAAGAAAATAAGTCAAGTTTCTGGTGATCCTCAACAAAAAGCTCAAGGTTCTGCTGACGCAATGCCTAGTGTTAAAGAGGAAGACGAAACTGATAAGGCAGATGAGAAGAAATCTGAAGTTAAAGAAGGTGAGATGCCAAAAGCAGCTCTAGACGCTCTTAAAAAATCGCAAGATAAAAAAGAGATGTCACACGAAGACGAAAAGAAAAAAGATATGAAAGAAGAGTCGGAAGACGAACTTATTGACGTATCTGCAGACGTTGAAGCTTTAACTAAAGATGAAGACT